GGTAGGGTGAGATGGCACGGATCATTGCGCCGAATAAGGAATATGCCGGTGTCAGTGCCGGCATTTCCTTTTCTAATGGCGAGGGCAACACTGATGATAAGTATTTAATCGAATGGTTCAAGGCGCACGGCTATGAAGTTGAAGCGTCTGAACCGGAGATTCCGCCTAAGAGAGGCAGGAAGAAGGAGGTCTGATATGTCTTACGAGCCTTACGCGACAGTCGAAGACTATAGCGAAATTCTGCCAGATGCAGAACCTGTGACAGACTCCGATTTGCGTCAGGCTTCGAGGCATATTGACAGCCTGACATATAACCGCATCGTAGCGGCAGGGTTTGGCAACCTCACGGAGTTTCAGCAGCAGATCATAAAAGAGGTCTGCTGCCAGCAGGCACAGTTCGAAAACGAGAATGCAGACGCAATCAGTTCCGTTCTGTCATCTTATTCCATTAATGGGGTTTCGATGCAGTTTGGCGAAAGCTGGAATGTATTTACAGAATATGGAATAGCCATGAGACGTGATGTGTATTCCCTGTTAGAACAGACCGGGCTGTGCTGCAGATTGCTGAGGTGATGCCGATGAGATTTCCGAAGTTAGTTCCGAATGAGGTCTGCAAAACAGCAATTCGGCTTGTTATTGAGTCGGATGATGTTGACCAGGACGGAGCGCCGGTCGAAGAATCCGTTATTGAAACGGATTGCAACTGGCAGGACAGCGCAAGAATGATACTTACTGCCGAGCAGAAGTATGTGAGAATCACAGGAACAGCTTACTTCAATGGGGATATTTGTCCAGCCGTTCCGGTGATTTCTTCCGGATACGCAGAAATATTCGGCGAGCGCAGGCTGATTGTTGAGGGCATTAAAGCGCGAAATCCGGATGGAACTGTGAATTATACGGAGGTGAGGTTCCAGTGAGTGACGCCAAAGTAACGCTTTTTTACAGCGCTGTAAATAAGATTGATAAGGCAACAATCCGGGTCCTCGAAAAAGCGGCAGAGGCTGTACACACTGAAATTGTCCAAGCTCAGGTGATTCCTTTTGATACCGGACATTTGCAGAACGACAGCACATTTGTTGACACAAGCGAATCCTCGAAAGGGCATGTTGACATTGTATCCAGTACACCTTATGCCAGGCGGCTTTATTATCATCCCGAATATCACTTCCAGACAACAAACAACAGGCATGCTCGTGGAAAATGGTTTGAACCCTGGCTTCCGGGAGGGGAACATGAAGATTTTCCATCCAAAGCATTTGCTAAGTTTCTAAAGAAGGAGGCGGGATTATGATGACGCTGGCAGGAATTAGGGAATGGTTATCCACTCTGGAAGTGGCAGAGAATTATTATGTCGGACGTCTCAACAACAAAAAAGAAAGGTCGCTTGGGGTATATAACCGTAGGCGCTCCGGAGATCCCGTAAGGGCAATCGGAAATGACAGCACGTACGACATAAAGTCAGTTTCACTGCTTCTGCATTGGAATCGCAATGCCGCTCAGACGGAGGAGGCAGCCTCTGCATTATGGGATGCACTTATGAACGCGCATAATATCACGATCGAGGATCATCCCGTCCATTATCTTCGTCTGATGGTGCCGGAGCCTGTTGCTGTGGGAACCGATGAGGGTGGAATCTACGAGTATGTAATTGAATTTGATCTTTATTACAGGAGGTAAAGATTTATGGCAGACAATACTATTACAAGCGGAGTATATCCGTGCTATGAAAACCAGTTCAAAATTAAAACCAGCGGGACCAGCGCTCAACCCGTGATGTCTGATATCGCGGACTGTGAGTCTTTCAGCGTTGCTTTCGACAACGGCGTTGAAGAGTGGCGTCCGTTTGAACAGGAAGGCTGGATCCGTCGCCTGCTTACTGCAAAGGGCGTGACGATCAGCGTTACAGCTAAGCGCAATGTGGGTGACACTGGCAATGATTTTGTCGCAGGTCTTGCCTGGAAAAACGGGCGTGATGCTGAGACGGATTTCACATGGACATTCCCGGATGGAACTGCTGTGAAGTTCTCTGATGCAGTCATCAATGTCACAAATATCGGCTCCGCGGATTCTACGAATGTTGCTCCGCTTGAGTTTGAAGTGATGTCCAATGGCAAACCGACGGTAACGCCGGCAGCGTGAGAAAGGAGATAAGCCGTGAAATACAATTTAACAGAAAAGCTGAAATTTGATGAGGATCCTGTTCTGCAGATCGGAGATGAAGAGATCACTGTTCGATCTGATGCGGAAGTCCTTCTTAGCATCATGGATGCAATGCAGGGAAAAGGAGAGCTTGCTGCGGTACGTGAAGCCTGTAGCTTAATCTTCTCTGAGGAGGATCAGAAAAAGCTGTCCAAGATGAAGCTGAAGACGGATGACTTTATTACGGTTATTAGAACCGCTATTGCCCTTGCGCTTGGCGAGGATCCTGATGAGGAAGACGAGGGGGAAGCGTAGACCCGTATTACGATCTGAACGAAGATTGGGACCTTATAGTAGCGTCCTTTCAGTCGCAGTACGGGCTCCGCTTATCTAAAGAGCTTCGCACCATGAAATGGAAAGAATTCGCGGCTTATATTTCCGGGTTTGATTCTAAAACTCCGCTCGGACGGATTATTGCGATTCGGGCGGAGACAGATCCGGAAACGATAAAGAAATTCACTCCGGATCAGAAGAGAATCCGAAACAAATGGCTTTCAAGAAAAGCTAAAGCAAGGCCGGCGAAAGAGGTAAATGCATTTATCGAATCAATGAAACAAGCCTTTATTAATATGGCAGGAGGGGCAGATGCGGAAGATCATCAAGCAGAAGTGCCCTAAGTGCAGAAAAGTGCTCCAGCTTCTGGAGTATGGAAAAGGCGAAATAAAATGTCCTCGCTGTGGGCAGATCATAACATACGAATATAAACGAGGTGAAGAGTATAGGGTGAGCACCAAAGAGTAGCTGAGCCAGCCTGCCTTGATCAGATAGGCAGGTGATAATATGCCAAACAAAGCAACTGAGGTCGGCGCTGCGAGTATAAGGTTAGAGCTGAATGGCAAGCCGTTCAGGCAGCAGCTGGAACAGGAAGGCAAACGAGCCGAAAGACAAGCAAGCGGGATTGCTACGAAGATCGGGAAGGTATTTGCTGCGGCAATGTCCGTAAGGGCCGTTACTGCGTTTGCAAAGAAATGCCTGGATCTCGGATCGGATCTTGCCGAAGTCCAGAACGTTGTGGATGTTACTTTTACATCCATGAATAAAAAAGTAGATGAGTTCGCTGAGCATGCCGCTATGCAGTTTGGGCTGTCCGAGACAATGGCCAAACAGTTCACGGGAACATTCGGGGCAATGGCAAAAGCATTTGGCTTTGCAGAATCGGATGTCTATGAAATGAGCACTGCGCTTACCGGTTTGGCCGGTGATGTGGCATCATTCTACAACCTTGACCAGGAAGAAGCGTTTTCAAAGCTGAAAGCAATCTTTACAGGTGAAACAGAAGGGCTGAAGTCTCTCGGTGTTGTCATGACACAGTCTGCGCTGGATGCGTTTGCGATGGCAAATGGATTCGGTAAGACAACTTCGGCCATGAACGAGCAGGAGAAGGTTGCACTGAGGTATAGTTTTGTTCTGGATAAATTGTCGGGAGCATCCGGAGACTTTGCAAGAACATCTACTGGCTGGGCGAACCAGGTAAGGATTTTAAAGCTGCAGTTTGAGAGCCTCTGCGCCACCATTGGTCAGGGGCTGATAGCAGCACTCAGTCCAGCTATACAAGCGCTTAATAAGTTCATGGGGGCGCTGATCAAGGCCGCCAACACTTTCAAGTCTTTTGTCTATTCGCTTTTTGGACAAAATTCAGAGGATATGCAAGCCGGAGCTGGGGCGACAACCTCTGCCCTCGGTGAGATTGCCGATGGAGCAGGTGCCGCAGCGGATGGATTAGGAGATGTTGGTGACGCTGCGGGTGGCGCTGCCAGTGACGCTGCTGATGCGGCAAAAAAGATTCAGCGGAGCCTTGCCGGCTTTGACCAGATCACAAAACTCACAGAGGCTGCTGAAAGTGGTTCCGGTGGCTCAGGGGGATCCGGCGGTTCAGGAGCAGGCGGAGCGGGAGGTCTTGGCGATACTGCTTCTGCTTTGCAGAATACAGCTTACGAGGTTTCTGAAGATGGCGGGCCGTTTGACAAGCTGTTTGAAAAGCTGAAGAAGATCAAAGATCTTTTTATGGGAGGCTTCTGGGAAGGCCTGGGAGATGTTTCTGTTTTTGATGAGATTACAGAACACGTACAAAACATCTCCGGAGCTTTGGAGCAGATCTTTGGAAGTGAAAACTCGAAGAAGGCATTTTCTGATTGGCTTGACTCGCTTGTAACGTCATTTGGAAAGATATCCGGTGCGGCTGTCTCTATCGCTGCTACAGTTGTTGATAACCTCTTAGGAGGAATGGACAGCTGGTTGACGAAACATGGGCCTGAAATTGAAAAATGGTGGCAGGATCTTCTTGGATCATGGACAAATATTAATGAGAAGGCTGGAGAACT